CCGAGGCTGATGTGGGACCCGAACACCCTCCAGTCGCTCTGCCACGCGTGTCACTCGCGGAAAACAGCGAGCGAGGACGGGGGGTTCGGTAACAAAATTTCTGAGCCGGGTAGGCGGGTCGAAAGTCAAAAATGATTTTCCAGCCAAGACCGCGCGCCCAGCTGTTTTTTTGCATACGACAAAAAACGAGTTCCTGACATGCCGGTAGACGCGAAGACTGGAACGCACACGCGGGGCAACCGCTCGGTGATGGTGGTGGACGGCAAGCTCCCTGCCGATCCTCCGACGGGCCTGACAAAGGAAGCCCGCGCGGCGTGGTCGATGGCGATCCAGTGCGCCCCGTCGGGGTTGCTGACCGCGCTCGACCACAGCGTGCTCGAGTCGTGGGCTCGCAACTACGCGTTGTACAGGAAGCTCGCCTCGCAGGTTGACCATGAGGGAGCGACGATCGAGGACGCGCACGGCAATCCGATCATCAACCCCGCGGCGAACCTGCTGATCAAGGTGCAGGCGTCGCTCAGGGTCTGCGAGAAGGCGCTGGGCTTCAGCCCCGCCAGTCGCGCACGGGTCCGCGCGCCTGAGGCAGAAGAAAAGGCCAATGACTTCGAAGACTTCTGACCGCGGTTATGCTCGCATCGCGCAGCAGTACTGCTCCGATGTTCTGACGGGCAGGATCACCGCCTGCAAGTGGGTGCGCCTCGCGTGCCGCAGGCAGGTCGAGGACCTGAAGCGCTATCCCTCGAAGGATTGCGCCTTCTGGTTCGACGAAGCCGAGGCGGGCAGGGTCTGCCGGTTCATCGAGCTGCTGCCGCACACGAAGGGCGAGCTGCGCGGGCAGCGGATCAGGCTCGAGCCGTGGCAGGTGTTCATCCTGTCGGCGGTGTTCGGGTGGAAGAGCCGCGACGGCAACCGCAGGTTCAGGCGCGCCTATGTCGAGGTGCCGCGAGGCAACGGCAAGAGCACGCTGCTCTCCGGCATCGGGCTTTACTGCCTGCTCGCTGACAGGGAGCCGGGCGCCGAGGTTTATAGCTTTGCAACGACCCGCGACCAGGCGAAGATTGTCTGGGGGGATGCCAAGGAAATGGCGCGGATGAGCGAGCCTCTCCAGCGCCAGTTCGGGCTCGAGGTCCTCGCCAATTCGCTTTATGTGGCGGGCACCAACAGCACCTTCCAGGCGAAGAGCGCGGAAGGGAGCACGCTGGACGGCCTGAACACACATTTGGCGATCATCGACGAGCTCCATGCCCACAAGACCCGCGCGGTCTATGACGTTGTCGAGACCAGCTTGGGCAAGAGGCGCAATTCGCTGCTGTTCGTGATCACGACCGCAGGCTTCGACCTCTCCGGCATCTGCTACGAGGTGCGCTCGATGGTCACGGGGCTGCTGCAAGGCACCGCGACGGACGAGCGTCAGTTCGGCATCATCTACTCGATTGACGACGGCGATGACTGGAGGACAGAGGCGGCTCTGGTCAAGGCGAACCCGAACTGGAACGTGAGCGTGCGCCCCGAGGTGATCAGCGGCCTGCAGCAGAAGGCGATGCTCCTCGCTTCGGCTCAGAACAACTTTTTGACGAAACATCTCGATGTCTGGTGCAACGCGAACTCCGCCTGGATGGACATGTCAGCGTGGGATGCTTGCGCCGACACCAGCCTCAAGCCGGACGATTTTGCAGGGGAGCCCTGCTTCATCGGACTGGACTTGGCGAGCAAGCGAGATCTTGCCGCGAAGGTGCTGCTGTTCCCGAAAGTCGAAAACGGAAAAACGCACGTTTACGCCTTCGGACAGTACTACCTGCCCGAGTCGGCAGTCGCAGAATCCCCCAACTCTCAGATGAAGGGCTGGGCGGAGCTGGGCATCGTGAAAGCGAGCCCGGGCGCCACGACCGACTACGGGGAGATCCTTGAGGACCTGCGCATGGACTGCGCGACCTATGACGTGCAGAAGATCGCGTACGACCCGTGGCAGTCCACGCCGATCGTCCTGAAGCTCGACGAAGAGGGCGCCCCGCTTTCCGAAGTCAGGCAGACGGTGCAGAACCTCTCCGAGCCCATGAAGGAGCTCGAGGCGATGGTGCTCGACGGCAGGCTGCATCACAACGGGGATCCGGCGATGCGCTGGATGATGAGCAACGTGGTCGCGCACATTGACGCGAAGGACAACATCTATCCAAGAAAAGACCGCTATGAGCAAAAAATTGACGGGCCGGTGGCGATGATCATCGGCCTGTCGAGGGTGCTCGCGGATCGAAAGGACGAATCAGGAGCGGACTTCAGCGAGTTTCTTGCGGACCCTTTGGTACTGAATTATGGCTAACTTTTTCTCCTCATTCCTGGCTCGCTTCGGCTTCGGCGGTCCGATGTCCGATTCCGCGGGCCAGCAGTTTGACGGACCGACCGTTGCCGTTGTGCCGGGACTCCGAACGATGACTCCCGAGCTGGCGATGCAGGTCGGGGCAATCTACGCCTGCGTCGAGCTGATCTCCAACACAGTCTCCAGCCTCCCGATGGTCGTGCGCTACACGAACAGCCGGCAGGAGGCGCGGGATTCGCAGCTGTACTTCCTGCTGCATGACTCGCCGAATCGCTTCATGACTCCTATGGAGTTCTGGCGTGCGATGCTCCTCCAGCTGGAGCTGAAGGGGAACGCCTACGCCTTGATCGACCGCAGGGCAGACGGGGACGCGATGTCGCTCCGCCCGCTTGCTTCCGACCAGATGGAAGTTGGTCAGGGCGAGGACGGGTCGCTCCGCTACCTGTATCTCAAGGATGGCAAATATCGGGAGTACCGGCAGGAGGACATCTTCCACCTGAAGGGCATCGGCAACGGCGTGATGGGCCTGAGCAAGCTCGACTACATGAGGACGAGCGCGACCGAGGCGATCAATGCCCAGGAGACCGCGAACAACCTGTTCGGCAACGCCAACAAGCCCTCGGGCATCCTGACCGTTGACCATGTGATCGACAAGGAACAGCGCGCCGCCATCAAGGCGCAGTTCGCTGCGATGCGAGAGGGTGCCGCCTCGGGGCTCTTCGTCCTCGAGGATGACATGCACTATCAGGCTCTGAGCCTGACTCCCGCGGAGACGCAGCTGCTCGAGACCCGCAAGTATTCCGTCGCGGACATCTGCCGCTGGTTCGGGGTCCCCGCGGTGCTGATCGGAGGCGACTCCGGCACCACTTGGGGAAGCGGACTGGAACAGATTATCGCGGGCTTCCACCGCTTCACGCTGCGCCCGCTGGTGATCAGCATCGAGCAGGCGCTAAGGAAGCAGGTTTTCTCCTCGATTCAGAGACAGCTCTACGAAGCCTACTTTGATTTTGACGAGCTGCTGAAGGTGAGCGAGAAGGACCGCTATGACATTTACGCGCGTGCCACTCAGAACGGGCTGATGACTCGCAACGAGGTGCGCCTCGCAGAGGGTCGCGATCCCGTTGAGGGCGGCGACGAGCTGACGGTGCAGAGCAATTTGGTGAAGCTCTCGCAGCTGGGTGAGACGGCTCCCGACCAGACGCCAAAGAATCCGCAAGAGGAAATTTCAGAGGTACGGCAATGACCGAAAAGAACCACCTCATCATGAAATCAGCCGACATCATGCTGAAGGACGCCCAGGTGGGCGTGTCGGATGATGGCTACAGATTCAGCGGCTACGCCTCCGTCTTCGGTGGCGTTGACGCATACGGGGACACCATCGTGGCAGGGGCATACGCTCCCGCTCTCGAGAAGGAGGGCGCCCCGAAAATGTTTTTCAACCACGACAAATACTCGATCCCGATTGGAAAGTGGCTCGAGGTCGCGGAAGACGAACACGGTCTCCGCGTCACGGGCGAGCTGACGAAGGGCAACCCGCAGGCCGAGACGGTTGCCGCAGCCCTGAGGCACGGCACCGTGGACGGTCTCTCCGTCGGGTTTTATCCGGCCGAGGACGGGTTGCATGAGAACGAGAATGGCGGCTACACGATTGACAAGATCGACCGCCTGCTCGAGATCTCTGTCGTGACATTCCCTGCTGACCGTGCCGCCCGCATTGAGAAGGCGGAGGCACTGGACAGCGTCCGAGACATCGAGGATTACCTGCGGGATGCAGGGCTCTCGACCCGTGAGGCGAAGATCATCGTCTCGCGCATGAAGTCTGTTGTCGATGCGGAGAATCAGCGAGACGCTGAGGCAAAGCGACAGGCAGAAATCAAGGCGGCACTGAGCCGCATCGTAAACAAACTT